GTCAACGAAATTTGAAAAGTTGCTAGATTACTTGATTAACGAAGAACATGATAAAGCTAATGAGCTTTTCCATGAAATAGTAGTTGAAAAATCTAGACAGATTTATGAAAACCTCATCGCTGAAGAAGAAGATGAAGACATGGACGAAGCTAAAGCCGACGACGAAGAAAACATGGACGAATCTATGGATGATGAAGAAAACATGGACGAATCTATGGATGATGAAGACATGGAAGAATCTATGGAAGAATTAGAAGATTCATATGCTTTCGATGAAGCAGACAAAGACGATGGATTTGATCAAGAAGATGATGACGCTACAGGCATGTTAGGTCAAGAAATTGGCGCAGATCGTAGCGAAGAAGATCACGAAGATAGCGAAGATTCAGCTATGATGGATATCAAAAATGCTATTCAAGAATTAGAAGCGGCATTTGCTGAATTAGAACAAGCACAAGGCGGCGAAGAAGCTGATATGGGCATGGGCGGCTTTGGCGACGATGATGACGAAGAAGATGACGAAATGGCAATGGGTAAACCAGCATTTGAAGGCCGTCGTGTAACTCGTGAGTACGTTGAAAAAGTCGGTAATGATTGGGAAAAGAATTCACAAAAGACACAAGGTCAGTACGTAGGTGCTAACACAGGCGAAAGCTTTCCAGCTCCAACAGAAGGTAAAAGTGCTATTAACACAAACGCTGATCGTACTAAGCCAACAAGCGGTGCCAATGCTAAAAACTTAGCACAAGGCGGCGACGAAGGTCAAAAGAACACAGGTACAACACCAAACAAAGTAAACAAAGGTATTACTCCTGAGAAATCAGAACAGTTTACAGGTAAAGATTGGGAAACAAACAGCAAGCCAGGTGGCAACGCTGGTGTTAAGAATCTAAAGAAGGTAGCACAAAACAGTAGTAATCCTGGTCCAGTTGGTTCTGGTTCAGGCGATACAGCTGGTCAAACATCTGTAAGCAGTGACAAGCCTTTTTTGAAAAAACTATAATTAGAGACCCTGGATGAAATATTCATACCTAAGAGAAACATTAAGTTTTGATCAAGCTCAAGTAGTACTTGAGTCAGACGAAAAAGACGGTAAAAGTCTTTATTTAAAAGGCATCGCAATTCAAGGCGGGATACGCAACGCTAACCAGCGTGTTTATCCTGTTGACGAAATTGAACGTGCTGTTAAAACTCTAAACGATCAAATACAAAATGGTTATTCTGTATTAGGTGAAGTAGATCATCCAGAAGATTTAAAAGTAAATTTGGACCGAGTAAGCCACATGATAACTCAAATGTGGATGGAAGGTCCTAATGGATATGGTAAAATGAAAATTTTACCTACCCCAATGGGCAACCTAATACGTACCATGCTTGAAAGCGGTGTAAAACTTGGTGTTAGTTCAAGAGGTAGCGGAAACGTTAACGATATGAACGGAAAAGTATCCGATTTTGAAATTATTACGGTAGACGTGGTTGCACAGCCAAGTGCACCTGGTGCTTATCCTACCCCTGTGTATGAACATTTAATGAACACACGCAGAGGTAATAGAGCAATACAGATTGCACACGAAGTACAAGAGGATCCAAAGGCCCAGAAATATTTGAAGGAAGGACTGCTTCAAATTATTAAAGGTCTAAAATAAGCCCGAGGAGAAATATATATGTTGGACGCATTCAAACAATTAGTGGAATCAGGTGTAATGACAGAAGAAACAAAATCTGTTATTGAATCTGCATTTGCACAAAAAGTTCAAGAAAGTCGCGACCAAATTTCAGCTGAACTTCGCGAAGAATTCGCACAAAAATTTAATCATGACAAAACTGTTATGGTTGAAGCGATCGACAAGATGTTAAGTGATAGATTGGCCGCAGAAATGTCCGAATTGCATGAAGATAAAACAGCCTTAGCAGAAGCTAAAGCCGCTTATCAAACACGTATAGCAGAAGACGCTAAGAAATTAGAAGGTTTTGTTATCAAGCAATTAGGTAAAGAATTAGTAGAATTCCAAGGTGACCGCAGTCGTGTTGCTGAAAATTTTGCTAAGTTAGAGCAGTTTGTAGTACATGCTCTAGCTAAAGAAATAAATGAATTTGCTATCGATAAGCAGGATCTAGCTGAAACTAAAGTTAAGTTAGTTCGCGAAGCTCGTAGTAAATTTGATGAAATCAAACAAAGTTTCATTAAGCGCAGTGCTCAAGTAGTAGAATCAACTGTTACAAGAAAATTAACTTCAGAAATTAAGCAATTAAAAGAAGATGTTGAAAATTCACGTAACAATGATTTTGGTCGCCGCATTTATGAAGCTTTCGCTCAGGAGTATTCTGCTTCTTTCTTAAATGAAAAATCTGAAACAAGTAAATTGTTAAAGATTATCAGTAAAAAAGAGCAGGAGTTAGCCGAAGCACAGCAAGCCGTAGCAGAAAAGGCAAATCTTGCAGAATCAAAAGAACGCGAACTTCGTGTTACTAGAGATTTAATGGAACGCAAAGAAGTTATGAGCGAAATGCTAGCACCTTTAGATGCCGGCAAACGTGAAATCATGAAGGAACTTTTAGAGTCTGTACAGACTGCAAAACTTTCTAATGCTTTCGAAAAATACCTACCAGCAGTAATGGAAGGCGACAAGAAGATTTCCAAGAAAGCTATGCTCCAAGAAAGCACAGAAATTACTGGTGATCGTGAAGTTAAAAGTCAGCCCGCGGTAGGCTTAGATAACATTTTAGATATCCGCAAATTAGCGGGTTTAAAATAATTAAAATTCAAGGAGACATAAATGTCACAATTATTAAATGAAAGATGGTCCGAGACCAAAGAAGCTCTACTTGAAGGCCTACAGGGTAACCGTCGTGCTTCAATGGCTGTATGCTTAGAAAACACACGTCGTAGCTTGACAGAGAGCGCAACAGCAGGTGCAACATCAGCAGGTAACGTAGCAACACTTAACCGTGTTATTCTACCCGTTATTCGTCGTGTTATGCCTACAGTTATTGCAAATGAAATCGTTGGTGTACAACCAATGACAGGCCCAGTTGGACAGATCCACACCTTACGTGTGCGTTATGCCGACGGTGCTGACAATGTATCAGCAGGCGAAGAGGCATTAAGCCCATTCAAGATTGCTAGTGCATATTCTGGTAACAACGTTGATAGTAACCCTAAAGCTAATTCAACATCAGCTTTAGAAGGCGTACCAGGTAAGCGTATGAGCATTCAAATTCTAAAGACTCCAGTCGAAGCTAAATCACGTAAGTTATCAGCTCGTTGGACTTTCGAAGCCGCTCAAGATGCACAGGCACAACAAGGTATTGATATCGAAGCAGAAATCATGGCTGCTTTAGCACAAGAAATTACTGCTGAAATCGACCAAGAAATTTTAGCTTCATTACGTAATTTAGCAACTGTAGAAGAAACATATGACCAGTCATTAGTTTCAGGTACAGCTACATTCGTAGGTGATGAGCATGCCGCTTTAGCTATTCAGATCAACCGTGTAAGCAATTTAATTGCTCAACGTACACGTCGTGGTGCTGGTAACTGGGCAGTTGTTTCAAACCAAGCATTAACAATTTTACAATCTGCTACTACTTCAGCTTTTGCTCGTACAACAGAAGGTACATTTGAAGCACCTACAAACACTAAGTTTGTTGGTACATTAAATGGCGCAATGCGCATTTATGTTGACGCATACAAGTCAGATACAGATGACAATAACCAAATCCTTATCGGATACAAAGGTGCTTCAGAGGCTGATGCAGCCGCATTCTATTGCCCATACATTCCGTTAATGAGTTCTGGTGTTGTTCTTGATCCAGCAACATTTGAACCAGTAGTTGGCTTTTTAACGAGATATGGCTACGTCGAGCTCTCAAATACTGCTTCATCATTGGGTAATGCGGCTGACTATTTGGGGAAAGTTGCGATAACTTCAGCAAACGTTTCTTTCAGATAATCAGGTATTATTTTAAAG